TTTTATTTATGGTTGCATTAACCCAAACTTGTGACTGCATTTTACGAAATATATCTGTGCCAACAAATTGCATTAATTCTCTGGCGGTAAGTTGTTTATTATCCCAGTATGTATCGGTCAAAGTATTTTTATCATCATCTGTTCCATAACACTGTTGCTCAGTAAGTCCTAGAATATTCATGCAAATATCTTGCTTGAGCGGATCAGCAAAACTATATATTTTACACGTTTTGTTTTTTTCTTTAGCTAAATTAGCTATATAATCAGCACACGTACTTTTGCCAGATTGTTTTCTTCCAGATATTCCTATTATATATGTCATAATAATTTGCCTAAAATTGGTTTAATTTCTCTATCAATGTCTTCCTTAGTCATTTCTCCAATATCAGATTTAGTAAAAGTGGGTCTAAATACCCTATAAGTATTTTGACACTTACTCTTTATTTGTTCTGCTGCTTTGTGACCGGCTTCGTCGTTGTCTGTTAATATAACAATAGTCATGGCTCCTGACGAATCCAAATTAATCTTTTGCCTATCGCTTAAGGAAGAACCAAATATAGCAACACTATTATGAATACCGTTTTCTTCTAATCTCCAAACATTTCCTGGGCTTTCCACTATTATTGCTACTGAGCTTTTCATAATATGTTCTTTAGCAAACCAAAAATTATATAAACAATTTTGACTCTTAAAGTTAGCGCTATGTTTCCACTTTGGGTATTTCCATATGTCCTCACTACTTGGACAAGAACTAAATGTATCATGGAATGCTTTACATTTATCGCATTTTTCAAAAGTGCTTCTGCCACTGCATCCTATCATATGCTGGTAATCATTATTATAAATAGGAACCACAACCCTATTAAACATTTCTTTGTTAGGTTTATCACAAAAACCAACATCATATTTATCAAGAACTTCTTGAGAATAACCTCTATCTATATAATAAGACGCTGGCATTATTAAAGACTTTCTAACCTGACCCCTAGAAGGTAGTTGTGGATTATTTAAAGCAATATCTTCTTTTTTAATATAATTAATAGTGCTAGTAAATAATCTTTTGTCTCTGTCACTTTTTGAGATTTTAATATTACTCAGGTCTTTCTTAATGAAAGATAAAGAAAAATCTAATGCTTCATTAAAAGAACATGTTTTATCTCCTTCATTAGTCCAGCTATATTTTTTATTTGATAATATTCCTCTTATAAAACCTATAATTGAAGACTTAAAAACTTTATCGCAGTTATGTGTTCTGCATTTCCAGTTTCCTCTATATGTTTCTCCTTCAGGATATATATTAACAGCAGACGCATTATCTCCGCCGTGAATAGGACAGGGCATTGATATCATCTTATGATTATTCTTATATTCTATGTCAAAATGATCTAATAAAGAATAAATATTATCACACAGTTCGTCGCAAACTATTTTTAGTTTGGCTTGATCGTTATTCAAATGGGATTTCTTGGTCATTTTCTTTGTCAACAATGAATCCATCGGATGTTCCGCCCTTATTATTTAATAGTTCTAGTCTTGTTTTGCCTTCTGTGATTTTTGCACACCAGCCCTTCATATGACAATTAATATAGTCGTTATCATCTAAGCCACCGCCATGTCGGCTAATTAATGGGACTAATTTTCTATTTCCATTATCTGGACCATCTTCTGCTATTTCCTCTGGTGTTTTTCTTTTGAAAATACTAAAATTACTACATAGCCAGATGATTCGGTCTGAACCACTCGCAGAGTCCGTGCTCTCTTTCGTTATGCCGTCTCTATTTAATTGTATGAAGGCCACAATAGGCACTTTATAACGGGTGGCAAAATTGTGTAATGATGTCATCATGAATCCTAGAACCTGATATTCTTTTAGGTCTTGACTCATTCCGGCACTATCCATTAATTTCAAATAGTCATAAAATATAACACATTCTTTCGCTGTTCCATCATCATTCAAGCCTACTTCTTTTAGTACCCATCTTCGCATAATTGCTAATTGATCTTCAAAAGGTTTTCCTGCTATTGACTTATAATAAAGATTGGTTTCTTTTAAGCTACTAACGGCTTGAGATATTTTGATCTTTTTATCAGGAGATGATGCAAACTTGCCTGTCTCTATATCTCTTATCTCAACTTCTGTCATCATAGCTAATACTCTATTGATATGATCTTCTTTATTCATTTCGGTATCCATATTTAATACTGGAACCTTTAGTTTATTAGCTATATGAAACCCTATATTATCAGACAATAAGGTTTTACCTGTTTTTGGTCTGGCACCAATAACATTAACAGTACCCTTCCTTAATCCTCCACCTATTGCTTGATCATACGCTGGAAACCCTGTTGGTATTCCTACTTGATCTACTGGGTTATGTTCCAGATTATGTATATACTCATCTAGATCTTTGCCGATGGTGACAGGATTATTATCTGTATCATTTAACAGAGAAGTGAAGTTGAAGACTGTTTCTTCGGCAATGCCGAGAATGGATCCTATCGATTCTGTTCCATTAACATCTAATATTTTATCCTGTGCTAATTCTAGCTGTTTTCTTAATAGTCTGGCTATTTCCAGTTTACGAATTTTGGCGGCAAATTTTCTAACATTCTCTAAACTTACTGGAAAATCTATTATAGCCTTGAGATGTTGTGCTTCATCTTTTTTGGCTAGTATGTGTCCAAATCCTAATTCTTCTGAAACAGAAAATATTAAAGATATATCAATTTTAGGATTTTGTTCTCTTTCGCAAATAGTCTTCAAACACTTGAATATAATACTGTTACTATCTATAGTAAAAGATGAGTCCTGAATTATATCAGCAATATCCAAATATGCTTCTTCGCCATAATTACAAACTCCCGACAGAACGGCTCTCTCTGCGGAAGGATCACTTAAAATCATTTAATTTAACCTGCGGATGTTGAACATTTATTACACTTATATCTATCTCTTGACTGAACAAGTACTGGATTAACTTTTTCTTTTTTGCCACATACAGTACATATTGCTTCTATAAATTGAAATTTTCTTGTTCTTGGGACAGGAGGCTTGACTATTAATTTTTTATCTATTAAACAATCTTCTTTATGCATATGCATTTCTGGCATATCTAAAAATTTATTAGAAGATTTTTGTATTGTATCTTTCTGTTTTTTTGATTTGGGTTGCTTGGCTGCTGGCTTTTGTTTTATGCTAAACTCATTTTCTGTGTTTTGTGCAGGAGCAGATGACTCAAGCATGGTCTGTAACAAAGTTATCATCTGTTGAATTTGAGATGGGTCAAGTTTTGAATTATCCATGTTTCACCATTTTTGTTTTTTGTATAGACAACAATATATCGGAAAGATTTTTAATAGAATTAGCTAAGTAGGACAACCTATCGCTACGCTGTTTAGCAAAAATTTTAATTTTATTTAGTGAGCTAGCTTTGTCATTATGTTTTATAGCCTGTAATGATTTTTCTACAAAACCATAGCCTTTATAATTATTAATCTCATCAGCAATAACACCCTTAATATTTTCTTCTGACCAATTTAATCTAGCTAGTTCTCTATTAATTGTTCTTTGAATATGAAAAGAAAACTGGCCTAGCCTATAAGATATTTGGGCACAATCTTCTGGGGTTAATTTTTCTATTTCATCTCTATTCATTGTTAAGTATTGGTTTAGTTCTGTCTCTGGCAATGCTGTAGAAGTATATTTTGGCAAACCAATTGTAGATTCATATTCATCTAATATACCATCCCATTCTTGCAATTCTTCTTTAGATGATTTGTTCATTTTTAATTCTTTCTAGCCATTGATCAGCACTTTCATTATATGGTAATTCTATATAAGTAATACTATTAGAAAAACACCACTCTTGTTTTTCTTGGTCTCTTTTTTTATGTTTTAAAAATCCTAATTGATTATTGTGATAAAATTTACTAAATTTATAGTGTTGCTCACCATGCACTTCTATAGTCTTTTTAATTAGTGGTATGTAAAAATCAAGAAACAAAGTCTCTGATCTTCTAAGTGGTATAGGAACCTCTTCTAAAATTTGCATAGTAGGATAACATTGCTGAATTAGTTGTCTTGCTAATAAATGCAATGAAGACTTATTTTGTATTTTACCATGAGCAATAGATCCTGTTAATTGCCACTTATGAATATTGCCATCTAGGTCTTTGATTTGCATGTGGTTATGCCCATAGTTTCTTTAACCTGAGATACTAAACTCTCGTATACTGCAGGATTATCTACTAGATATTGTCTTAATTTTTCAGTTCCTTGAAACTTAGGCTTATCTTCTACAGAAATCAGAGTATACCATGCTCCTCCTTTATGGATTAATCCTAAGTCTGTTGCAAGCATGCTTATTTCCATTTGTCTGTCTACGCCCTGGCCATAGCGAATATAACTGGTGATATTGCCTCCAGGTGGACCAAGAGCTGAACATAACACTTGCCATTCTACTTCTTGACCTATTTGTTGACTATCAGTACTGATACTCCATGCTTTAAATGTTTTAGCTCTAAGCTTAATATCTGTTTGATATGCTATTGCCTGACCAGACTTTTCCTTAAATTCTGCACCATATCCTGTTGGATTACCCATTAAGTGAGTGATACCAATAACAATATTTTTATTTACTGGTATAACATTAGCTACTTTACGACAAAACTTGGCTAATAATTTAGCTCCGTCTGCTCTTTGCATTTTATCCATATCGCTAGTAATTTCTGCTTCTGTACATAGTGCTGAATATGAATCTATAATTAAAACAGATCCAGGTATTTCATTAATAATTCTTTCTCCAATTTGTAGATATTCTTCAGCATGTAAAATTTTACCTTGTTGACTACCAATAACATGAAATCTATCTAAATCTAATCCTGGTATTCCTTCTAAATCTCTTTTCTTTAATCTACCTTCAATATTTAGATAGTACACTTCTCTGCCTTGTTTAAAAGAACCATAGGCATATTCTGGTTTTTGAGCAGTTGCGCAGAAGTCTAAGGAGGTAGTTGTTTTTCCGCATTTGGGTTGACCAGTCAATACAACAAAACTACCTTCTGGTATTCCTCCATTAAGAATAATATCTAAAGATGGACTAACAGGAATAGTAATAATTTTTTTATCTACTATGGAATTACCACTTAGTATAATATTATCTCCAAAATTTTTCGTTACATCATCTTTTAGGCTCATGAATCTAAGTCCTTTAATTTAGAAATAATACTTTTATTGATTTTTATGTTTGAACCAAACTTAACATCTTCATTTCTTGATATTTCTTTAGTTAATGAGATATTCTCATTTTCTATTAGATGTTCTTGGTTCTCTATCATAGCGATAAGATGGGGTGCTCGCAATGAATAGATTTTTTTGCCTTCGTTTGTTGATAATGCTCTGAGTATGGCTTTACAGGAATATGTTTTCAACAATTTATGTGCTGACCCTATTTGGTTTCTATAGAAAGCAGCCCATTTTTGATGTACCCAAAATCTATAATGTAGGTCTTCTTTAAGCATAAATGCTTTTCGTTCACAAATCGTCTCAGTTAAAAACTGAGCGGCAGACACCTCTTTTCCATTTGAGTACTTGGAGGGATATTTTTCGTTTTTCATAAAAGAAAATATTATTTACTTAGATCTCTACAAGTATCTTCTAGAGTAGTGTGAAACTTTTTCATAAACTCATCAAGATATATCTTATAGTCTTCTTTTGCTTTCACTGGTATATGATAGTATTGATCTAGCAGATCGACAACTTCAGATAAATTACCTTTATCATCAATAGTGGAAGTTTCTGCATGAACTAATATAGTTATCTCATGAGGCGAGTTTGTTATATGCTTCTTATGAATAATATCTGGATGTTCATCAGAAAAGTCTATATCTTTATTTGGATCAATTGAGTCAAGTTCATCAAACTTAGATTCTTTCAATTTCTCTAATTTCTCATCTATCTTTTTCTTAATTCCTTCTAGTACAGATTTTTCTGTATCTGACAAGTCATTAAAAATGAAGTCTATAGGATTTACTTCTTCTGTTGGCTGATTATTTTGTTCAGTCATTATTTGTTCTCTAATGGTCTAAAGATGCCCTTGTCTCTTTTAGTAGTTGACTCACTAGGGGCTTGTTTTTTTAATTCATCATTTAATGACGAAGCCTCTTTTGTCATAATAGCTACTTTAGCCTTTTTAGATAAACTTTCGGTTATCATAAGGCTTTTAGTTTTAGACTCCTTTGGTGCTACAGAAGATGTCTTGGTCTTAATAGAAGCATCTGGTGTTTGTGAGTTTTTTTCTAAAACACTATTAATTTGTTTTTCAGTTAGAGTCAGTTCCTTGGATATTTGATCAACACTAATTCCTTGACTACTCATCCAAAGAATAGCATATGATTGAGTTTTATTTAGTCTAGACATAATCACTCCCTCTCTCTTTCTGCATTATTTAGCCATGCTGTATTTTTAGTTTTCAAAAACTGAACATACCAATCAAAAACTTTTTGATTTACTTCAACAAACTTATTGTTAGATCTACAAACCCTATTTAAAAAAGTTGTCTCTTGTTCTTTCCCATAGATAGAAACAGGATTATATAGTTTCCCATTAGTACTAAGTTTTAATGTATATTTAATAGATCCATCTTTTCTTATAGTTTTTTTAGCAAATGCTGATTCAGATTCGCTTAATAATCTAGGGGTATTATTGTCGTCTAAAAATTCTTCTAATCCGACAATAGTATAAAATTCTGATTCATTTTCAGAATCAATTTGTTTGCTATTAAAACGACTAGCTGGATTAAATATATGATCACTCATGATTATTCCTTATTATGTTGGCCATCTGTATTTAGTTTTTGGTTTTTGAATTCTTGACATACCTTTGGGCAATTCTTTTGTAGACTGCACTTCTTTATATGAATTATGTTTTTCATGTAATGAAGCCTTGTGATCATCAGTCATTCTGTCTCTGTTTCTATTAGCTAAATCCCCAATAGTCTTTAATTCGTTATCGCTTTTTATCACAGAAGTATTTACATTAGATAAGTCTAATTTATATTCTCTATGAACATCATCTTTCTTATGACAAAGTTCACAATCGATCTGTTCTTTATAACTATTTATTGTACAAACAATTTCAAAATGATGATTGCATTTTTCGCAAATATATGAATAGCAAGGCATTATAAATAAGATTCTGGTAGATATATGGTCCATTCTTGAGGTATGTCTGATCTTATCTTAAGTAGATAGTGGGTCAGCGGCAAGTACTTTACATTCTTAACAGGAACCACAGGATTATTTTTAAGTGGCATGTTAGCCTGTTTAGGTGTTCTGTTGCCCTTTTTCCTATTACAACTTACACATGCAGTTACTATATTAGTCCAATTGGTTGGAGTTCCAAGATCATTAGTCCATTTTGATTTAGGTATCACATGATCATAGGTTAATTCATTGATATCTTTTTTAGTACTACAATATTGACATGTATAATTATCTCGAATAAAAATATTTTTACGAGAAAAATTTACTCTTTGATCGTGAAGTCTAAAATATTGAACAGTCTTGACTACGGCCGGAATTGGAAATTTTCTATTATTAGTTCCTGTAATAAAATCGTTTTTATAAAAATCAATAACCTCAACACCAATAAGCGGATCGTCATTATGTTTGAGAGACCAGATCAGGGCTCTTTTCCATCCAATCACACATAAAGGAGAATAGTCAGCATTTAATACAAGACATTTACTATTTTCTGTTCTCATTGTGTAAATTTTCGTAAGAATCAAGTCTAATAAGAATTTTTTCGATAATAGGATTTCTGACTATATCAGAAAAGGCAAGTTTTGCAACGCCTATTCCGTCAACATTTTCTAGTGCTTCCATCATGCTATAGAATCCACCCTGCATATGTCTATGCAAATCTGATTGGCTAGTGTCTCCAGTTAGTATCATTTTGCTCTCTCTGCCCAATCTGGTGATTAACATTTTAAGCTGATCATATGAGGCATTCTGGCATTCGTCTGCTACTATAAAACAATCATGGAAATTTCTTCCTCTCATTAGTCCTAATGGAACAATCTCTATCTTGTTATTTGTTTTAAGGCCACTGTAATGTGAAGATGATATAAAATGATTTACCTCATCTAACAATGGCAATAAATATGGATGAAGTTTTTCTTCTGCTGTACCAGGAAGATATCCAATTTTTTCGCCCGACTCTACTACTGGTCTAGTAATAATAATTTTTTTTACTTTATTATCTAACAGATATTCTAAAGCCATACCAACAGCGATATGCGTTTTACCACTACCGGCTACGCCCTGACAAAAAGTAACACTATTTTCAGCAGCAATTCTAATGTATTCTTTTTGATTTTCAGTTCTGGGCTTTAGTCGATTTCTATAAACTTGAGGTATTTGTAAGTCGTTTGTAGCATCAATCACCTTGGTCTTTCTAGACCTTTTATTATTATTTTTCAAGAGT